CGCGGATCGTGATCAGGTTGCGAATGAAGTCGTCTTCGTTCTGGAACGCCATTTCGACGTTGACGCTCTCGCGATCAAAGAGCGCCGCGTTGCCGGGGAACGCGCCCACGAGATAGTCGTTCGCTACCATCGTCGGCGTCGTCGTCACGGGCAAGCCCCAGAGCCGCTGCGTGCCTTCGCCGAAGGGCACTCCCGGCATCAGGTAGGTGCCGAGCGTAGTCTTAAACGCGGTGATCTTCGCCCACGTCGTCGGATTCAAAACGATATTCGTGGGGAAGTAAAACTGGTTCTCGATGTACGTGATCGCCGCGTGGATCTGATCGAGCGCCGTGTCGGTAGTCGGCGGCGCGGGCACGGCGGGATAGTAGACGGTGGCGGCAGTCGCCTGCGGCATGATGCCCCACAGGTGCCCCGCGCTGTTATCGCCGTTCAGGATTTCCTGATCTTCCTTGAGCAGCACGAAGAGCACCAGCCGATTGTTGATCGTCGAGATGATGAAGCTCACGTCAGCCGCCATCTGCCGCGACACTTTGACGTAGTGCGCGATGGTGCGCACGACGGCGGTGTGCTCGGTATAGGTGACGGAGCTCGTGCCCTTCACGTCGCCTTCGAGCACCTGATACGCCGCGCCGTTCGTCCACGCTTCGGTGACGTACTCGACGGCGTTGGTGCCATCGAGCGAAATCACATCGACGAGATCGCGCATCACCGCAGGCGCGTACAACTGGGAGACGAGCCCGACGCGCGACGGGAAGATCGGATATGCGCCGACGGGCGGCGTGATCGTCGTCGCGCCGCCTTCGATAATCGGCGTGACGGCTTTGCGGCGCAGACGGGTTTTCTGGAAGCCCGCCTGGATTTGGAACTTGCCGCTGAAGCTCGCGTTTTTGAAGTTATCGGCTTCGACGAAGCGCTCGCCGAGCGTCTTCAAATCGAGCGGCGATCCGCCGTCGCTGGCGCCCATCCCCGGCGGGCGCGACAGCCGCGCGCCGAGCTCTTTGATCTGCGTGCCGTACGTCTCGATCAATTTGCCTTGCGCGTCGATCTGCTTCTGCTGGTTGACGAGCGCCTTGTCGGTGACGTCATTCATCGCGGCTTCGGTTTTCGCGAGACGGCTCAAAAGCTCGGGCGCGACGAAGCCCTCGCTCTTCGCCTGCGTGACGCCTGCGGTGATGTCTTTGCCCCACTCGACGCGCAGCTTGCGGATTAACTCGATCTCTTCGTTTTCGATTCCGGGTAGTGACATTACTCGACTCCTTCAGCGGGCAGTGCCGCCAGCAAACGCCGCACGAGCGGCGAGTGAGCGTCATCGAGCGTCCCACCCGAAGACTGGTTGTAATCGGACACGACGCGCATAATGCGCCGTGCATCCGACTTCGAGAAACGCTCTACTTCCCGCAGATGTTTCTCTAAATCGCGAAAGGTTTTGACGTCGCTGATGAACGCCTTCGGCTGCGCCGGAAACGGCGTGATCGAGACTTCGTAGAGATTGATCTCTTTGAGCGTGCGCACGTTGCCGTCCCAATCCCAGTCGCTCGCCGTGAAGCCGATGCTCATGCCGACGCGGAAGTCGATCTGCGCCGCCTTCTGCAAAAGCGCGTACGCGTTGTCGGCGACGGAATGGCCGAGCGCGAGCTCGCCCGCGAGCGCCAGGCCCTTGCCGTCTTCGGCGAGCGAAGTCGAAAAGCCGATCCACTCTTCGTGATTGAAGAAAATCGGCACCTTGCCTTTTCTGTCGGCAATCGACTGCGCGAACGCTCCCGGCTGAATCCTGTCGTTTTGCAAATCGAGGTTGTACGTCGATGCGTAGCCGGAAAACGTGCCCGCGCCGCCGCCTGCGGTTTTGAGCTCCATCATCGAGGATGCGTATACCATCGGTTGTCTCCCTTCATTGCGCGGGCGGCGTCATCAAGGGCTCGCCGGAATCCGCCGCGCTGACCATGTTCATGGGCGTGAGATACACGTCGCCGCCGTCGATCTGGTTTTGATCTTCGAGCGCGCGGATGTCGTTGGCGCTCGCCCATCCCCACTGGCGCGCCGTCGCATAGCTGAGATAGCGCGTGCGAATGTCGCTGCGCTCGAAGCCGTTGAGATTCATCTTGTACGTGTAGGGCGCTTCGAGCAGTGCCTTGTTGATCGACTGCTCCAGGCTCACCACGTACGGGTTGATCGTGTAGCGCACGAATTCGATGCTCTGTTGCTCGACGCTCGCATACGTGGGCTTGTCCATCGCACCGATCAGATGCGGCGGCACGCCGAAGATGCGCGCGATCTGCTCGACGGAGAATTTTTTCTCTTCGATGTAATTCAAATCGGTGAGCGGGATCGAGAGCGGCGTGTACTTCATGCCGTCTTCGAGGATCGCCACGCGGCCCGCGTTTTGCGGCCCGGAGTGAATATCCTGCCACGACTGGCGGATGCGATCCACTTGCTCTTTGCTGAGCGAGAGCGGGTATTCGAGCACGCCTCCCGGCTTGCCGCCGTTGGCGTAAATCGAGTAAGCGTACGCCGTCGTCGCGCTCTCGAAGTCGAGCATCGAGCGGTGATAGTCGAGCACGGGCAAGCCGATGTAGCCGTCGAGCGTGTACAGCCGGAAGTGAATCACGTCGGCAGACGTGAAGGTGTGCGTGCGTCCGCGCAGATCGCTGTAGAAGTAGCCGAGCGTGCCGTCGGCGAGCATGAGCATCTGGACGCGCGACGGATTGAGCGGCCACAGGCCGACGACTTCGCCGCCGATCCTGTCGATCCACGTGTAGGCGTTGCCCCACAACAAGAGCGACATCATCGTCGGTTGCATCCACTGCGACGCCGTCATCGCGCTATTCGGCGAGCGCGTGAGCGTCCCATAGAGCGGGTTGTCGAACGCCTTCACCTTGCCTTTGTCGGTTTCCTCGAAGACGTTGCTCGGCAGGCTCGCGATGGAATTCGCGATCACGCGGCAGCACGCCCAGACGGCGGCGGATTGCAGCGCGCGGTTCACGTTGGGATTCTGTCCGACGATTCCCGGCAGTGTGTTGATCGGCGCGGCGACGGTAGTGCCGCCCGCCGTGGTGACTGTCGTCACGCTACCCACGCGCGTGATCGCTTTCCAGGCGCGCTCGAAGATGGTTTTTAGACTGACCATAATCCGCGATTCTCAAAATCCGCGCGGGGCGCGGCGTTGCGTTTCATGGCGCGCGAGATCGCCATCACAAGCGCCGTCACGCCGTCGATCTTTTTCTCTTCGCTCTCTTTGCGCGGCTGCACGAGATCGCCCGTGCGGTGACACTTGACGTTCGACATCATCCACGCGAAGACGGGATCGCCGTCGTGCCGGATCGCGTGCGAGAGCACGAGCCCTTCGAGCTCCACCATCGCGGGCGACATATTCGCGGGCGACTGGCGCACGTCGATGATCGGCGTACGGATGCCGAGCTTTTGGAGTCCGGTGACGATGGGCAGGTTCTTGTAGGGATCGCTCGCGATCTCGATCACGCGAAAGCGCGTCGAGAAATCGGCAATCTGATCGAGGATGAAATCGAAATTGGTAACGTTGCCGGGAGTCGAGAGAATTCGCCCTTGCGATTCCCACCCCTGATAGTGCGCGTTCTCGCTACGCGCAATCGTGTCTTCGGGCAAGTAGTGGTAGCCGAAGCACGCCGCGTATTCGCGCTTCGCGCTCGGCGGAAAGTAGGCGACGAGCGCGGCGACGTCGGAACGGAACGCGAGATCGAGTCCGAGATAGCACTGCTCGTGCTCGAATTCCATGATGTCGAGATCGGGATCGGCGCACTGCTCCCACGCGCCAGCCGGAAGCCACGCGCTGTCGGCGTTTACCCAGACGTTCAAGTGCCGCGTGAGGTAAGCGTTTTGCTGCGACGGCATCGACTGCGCGCGCGCGGCGGCGATGCGCAAACTCTCGGGATAGATCGACACGCCGTAATTCGGGTTCGCCTTGATCTGCGCTTCCTCGCTGTAGGGATCGTCGCCGTCGTCGATGGTGTAGATCACGCCGAAATACGACTCGTCTTCGATGAGCCCTTCGAGCATCTCGATCACATGCGCGCGCTGCTCGTAACAGACGCTCGCGCGGTTCAAGCCCGCCGTCGTAATCGCCCAGATGATCGGCTGCGAGCGCGAGCCCGTCGCGGTTTCGAGCACGTCCCACAAACCGCGGGTTGGGTGCGCGTGCAATTCGTCGATCAGCGCGGCGTGAATGTTGAGCCCGTCGAGGTTGGAATGCTCAGCGCTCAACGCCTCAAACTTGCTCGCCGTCGAGGGTTGCACGATGGTGTGCGCGGGCACTTCGACGCCGAACTTCGAGAGGAATCCCGGCTCGCGGCGCGCCATGATCTGCGCGTCGTTGAAGACGAGCTTCGCCTGATCGCGCGTGTTCGCGGCGCTCACGACGTACGCGCCTGCTTCGCCGTCGCAGGCGACGAGATAGCAACCGAGCGCGCTCGTGAGCGTGCTCTTCGCGTTCTTGCGCGGCACTTCGATGTAGGC